AGTATGCAGCCGATACCGTAACACCGTTATATGGTGGCATATAACAGTTATTTGACTTTTCAATGCAGACTGCATACAGGATTTCACCCTTGTCAGGGTCAACGGCATATAAGCCAAGTGTACGCATATAGTAACCTTCTTTCAGGTCTACATTGGAATATGCTGCATCAATTTTGATTGCAACCTCATTTGTGCGGGTAACCTTGGAAACAAGGGTTGTCTGCTTGATGTTGCTAAGTGCGGTCAATGCCTGTAACTGACTTTCAGTGTACTGGGTACTGGAAGAACATACTTTTGTAAAATCAATGTTTCCTGACCCGGCAATCATCTTTGCCATAAGTGCCTGACCATTGTTTGTGATGTAAAGTTTTGAATACTCTGCCATCTTATCATTCCTTTCTATGTTGTTTTTATCTCAATGAAGTCTACCTGAACAACGCCGGATGCTGCCTTTGCATCCATATCTGCCCGGATTGTTTCATTAAAATCTGTTGAAATGGTTACCATTGCGGTATCTGTTGCCCTACCACCAAAGTTCACTGTACCCTGAACACTCACTGTTTCCTGACTGTCATTTGTGATGTTCAGCATTTCAGTCTGAACGATTCCACCACCAAAGACTGATGAACCGTTCACATCAAACACTTCCCGGAAATCGTTTGTGATGATAAATTCATTGATGAAGCAGATGCCACCACCAAAAAGAACAGCACCTTTGATGTTGCAAGGGATGCTGTTCTTAGATACAACCACAAGATTTTCAGGAATCATTGTGTTTATGATGTTTTCCAGTTCTTCCACCTGACCATACAATTCAAGGTCAGTTTCAATATACAGTGTGTACCCGGTCTTGAAATCACCAGTCACTTCAAAATCACTGTCACCGCAAAGGACAAGCAACTTTTGAAGTAACACTTTCCAAGTGTACGGGATTGTGTTGAACCACTTGCTTTGAACCCTTGAACGCCTTGATTCAAGGGTATCATCAGCAGTTGGGTATATTTTCAGCATCTTTTCAAATCGGCTGATTCCATATTCATCAGCGGTTGAAATGAAGCGGTTACGCAAACACCTGTCAGTTGCCGACCACATCAGACTAAATTCAGGGTTTTCCGCTTCAAGTGCTGCAACGGGTTCTTTGTAACTCTGCATGAATGGCGGTAAGTATGAAACAAGGTCAACTTCTCTTATCATGCAGAAACACCCCCTAACTTTGGTATGCAAAATTCTGTCAAGGTCATATTGCTTGCCGTGCCGTTCAGCTTTGTCCCGGTCACATCCACCACGCCATCAACGCCAAGGATGCGGTTTTCAATCTGCGATACCCTGACAATGGTTTGTGATGTTTCTGACCAGTTCTTTCTTAATTCCAAGAAGTACGCATCAACCGCTTCTGCAATGGCTGCCTTGGTATTTGACCAGTTGTGACCTTCTTCAAAGGTTACCGTGGTCTTGACCTCAATACTGACAGGTGATGCACTTGCTACACTGACCACATGACCGATTGGTGCAAGTCCGTAACCTTCCCCGGCAGTTTCTTCCGGGTCAAGTGTCTGCTGAACGTACTGAACAAGTGTTGAACTTGCTTCACCATAATCATCAGAATCAGTGATGACTACATGAACAGTACCACCAACCGTCAGTTTCTTGTCCTTGGCTGCATTATATACGGCATCAAGCCACGGTTTGACTGCTGCCGGAACTGTTGAAATGATTGATTCATACCAGTTCTTGACCACTGTACTGACGATCATATCAGCGGGTTTAATATCACCATTCCAAACACGCTTGACCTTACATGACCCAACACCTTCAATACTTTTGACCTTTGCCATATAATCAGCGTGGTTGCCACCAAAGGACTGTTCATTGAAGCTGTCAAAGTAACGCTGTCTGAAAACTTCTGTATCTTCTTCATCTTCACCGGGAATAAGTACGCTTGTCAGGCTTGCCGTCTGCAATCCGTCAATATATTCCATTGGTATCATATCCCCAAGGTACTGATTGCCAATAACACCTTCTGTTTCACACTGAACCTTGTATGTTCCCGGTGTGATCTGTTCAGTCACAACATAGTTGATTTCACCAATGTTGAAACGCTTTCCAGTAACATCAATGTTTGTTGGTGTGAACTCACCCTGTAAGATTGCCTTGGTTGCGGGTTCAGGTGAAAGTCCCCTGTCCTTTGCAAGCAAGATCAGAAATTCCCTTGCAGCAGTATCACCGTATGAATTTTTTATCAGATATTCCAACTCAATGTATAAAATCTGAAATTCAATGGCGGTTGAACTATGCAGATCATAAACAGGGGATGACGGTCTTTTGTCAAATTTGTCAGATACCCGGTTCATCATCCTTTCAAGGATAATGTCATAAGTCTGATCTTCATACATTCTAAATCTTCACCCCCTTCTCTGCTTTAATATCACCGTAAATTGTTTTTACGGTAAAATAGGCATGAACCACACCTTTGACCGTCAGGTCAAATTCAAAGTCGGTCACGCCTGTGATTCTTTCATCAATGGCTAACGCTTCACTGATTCTGCGTTCTAATTCAGGGCAAACCCAAGTGACAGGTTCACCGTACAGGTCAAGTGTTTCAATGCCGTAATACCACGGATATATGATGTACTGATACCGTTCTGTTTGCAGTGTTCTGAAAATCATCTGCTTCATGGCATCCTGTTCATCCACAAGACCCCTGACTGAATCACCATCTAAATCCATTTTATAAGTTAGGCTTGGCTGTGTTTCAATTTCAAAATCTTGGTCAAGAAAACCAACTGTTGAAGGAATCATTTGCCTATCCTATCCACAACAATGAAGCGTTGACCTTCTTGCTGTCTTATCAGGATAACTTCATCACCAACCGCCAAGCCATTGTGAATGATGATCTTCTTTTTTCCTGTAATTTTGTGAGTATGTGCAAGGTTCTTTGACCCTGTGTTCAAGTCAATGTTGCCACCGCTGCCATTGTCACCTTTTACAGTGTGGTTGTGGGTGGAAAGACTGCTTTCAGAAGTCCAGTCAACTGTTACCATTGTGCTGAAATCTGTCACATTTCTTGAAAGAATCAACTGTTTTTCACCCAGTATCATCTTCTGTTCAACGTTGATTTTCAGCGGTGAAGCACTCACAACTTCACCAAAATATACATTCACGGGTTTCCCCGCTTCAACCGCTTCAACGGCTGCCCTTTTCAGGGTATTAACAAGTTCATTTGCATCAGGCAACAAATTCACCCCCTCTAAGTGTCAAATCCATCCAATGTTCACCTTCCTTGTAGGTATGCTTGCATTTTTCAACAAGCATCCAGTTTTTCAGTTTCACATCACCAAGGTCAAGGTTGATGACAACCATTGAACCCGCCCGCACTCTGTTGTCACCTAAAGCATTAGTGATTTTTAGGTTACGGGTCTTTTTGTTATACAGTTTCAAAAGGGCATCTGCTTTTGCCTGACCATTTTCACCTTTCTGCAAGGTGTCAAAATACTGTAAGATACCCCACTTGTTAATGTTGGAAGAATCCTGTGTGATGTAAACATCACGCTTTCCTGTGTCCTTGTTATCATAGGTCAGTTTGATTTTGTTATATGTGTTTTCATCAATAGATGAAGTATAGTCAAAGTTTTGCCCGGTTTCTTCATCAATCATCAGGTACGCCCCCGGAACACCCACATACATAGATGACAGGCTTTTCAGGGTAAGTTTCCCAAAGTCATCATATAACACATACATTTCCCCGGTATTGGTCAGTGTCAGGTCAAGGGCATTTGCTATCATTTCAAACAGTGAAGTATTTTCTTCAACCCTTGATTCAATGACATACCCGGTATCATCCAGTGTGCCAAGGTTCAGGGCATAATCATCTGCAATCATTTTCACAAATTGGTTTGCCGTCTTTCCTTCATAGACCTTGGTATCTTTATTTTTTAAGTACCTCAACTGATCGTAGGCGGTGACAGTAATGATTTTGTCCTTGGTTCTCTGCTGCTTGAACACAAAACCAAAGAATACATTGTCACCGTCCACCTTCATCCTGACTGGACTACCTTCTGAAAAATCAAGAATGTTGTCATACAGGACTTTGAAAACCAGTTTGCCGGGGGTGTTTTTTCTTTCTGTTGACCATTCAATACCTTCCTGAACAACAGGTTGATATACTTTTGTTCCTGATTCATTCCCAACCAGTAGTTCAACGTACATTGAACAACACCCCTTTCTTATGCTGCCGGAATGGTCAAAACCTGTCCCGGATAAATTAAGTTAGGGTTGCCACCAATGACACCCCTGTTTGCGTTGTAAATCACGGTGTATTTTGCACCGCTACCGTAAAACCGTTTTGCAATGTTCCATAAACAATCACCACGCACAACCGTATAAGTCTGTGCTGCTGCCGGGGCGGGTGAATTGTTAGTTTCCCGCTTAGGCTCTGCACTTGCCTTTGGCTTGGATGCAGCAATTTTGATGTTGACTGTCTTTGTTCCATAGTCCCGGTACTGTTTCAGATTGAACTTGACTTTGAAGTCAAACCCGTTCTTGGCATCCTCTGAAATTTTGTAATCTTCCAAAGATACCTTCATGTTCGTGTTCAGCAGTTTTTTCCCCACCGGGGTCTTTCTGCACACAATGAACTGGAATGTCTTTTTGCCTGTTTTCAACCCTTCAAAAATATCAAAGAAATACCCCGCTTCTTTGAAACCATTCTTATACACCGCATAAGGATGTTTTACTTGCGGGATTTCTGCTTCAAATTCAATGTCGGTCAACCCGGCTTTTTTCAGGATATTGATTTCACCTTCATTTATCAGGTTGACCGTTTTGTTATTACCATTGATTTTGATACTGATTTTTTCAGGGGTGACAGGAAAAAGGCATTTGTCAAAATACATATCATATCCGCTTCTTGCCATTTATTCATGCACCCCTTCCGTCATATTGTCTACCGCTTCATTGACTGAATCTGTCAGTTTGGTCATAAAACCATCAATGTCATCACCGCTGTTCACGGTGTTCTGCATACCTGACATATCAACATTGATTTCAGCGGTTGTGAATCTGTTAATTGCTTCTTGTTCTGCAATGTCACGCAAATACTTCAAATCTTCTTCTGTAACATCCAAAGAATCCTTGATTTTGCCTGTGTTATCGTCAATGTTTCCAATGCTGTCACCCACGCCTGAATTTGCTATTGCATCATTGAACCCTGATGTGTAATCACCCACATTAGGAATATCTGTCTGACCGAATACATCCGACAGACTAAAGTTTGAAACCTTATCAGCAATACCGTCACCCCATGCTGCACCCGCATTGAACGCATCTGATGCCCAACCGTCCTGAAATGCATCAAAGGTTGTAAAACCTTCATTGAACGCATCACTGATTGACTGGTAATCTTCTTTGTTTCCGGCTGCTTCACTTGCCTA